GCTTACCCATAGCCTTAAACACGTTGTCGTAATCTTCTGGTGTTTCAGGTTTTTGCATCAAGTTTGTTTTGTTCATTAGCTTTTGATTAAACGCGTCAATAGCTTCTTGCCCTGCATCTTCGCCCGGTATACGAATACTGTTACCAATGTGCGATTGTGCATCAAGAAACTGTTTAGCTAGTGAGTTTACATCTTTGACAGAATCAAAAGCTTTAGCGCCTCTGATATCTTCTGGCAAACTTGATCGCCAATCATCGTTAGTATTAATTTCAGCTTGCACTGCTGCCGCTTCGTTTGTTCCGTTTTCTTCACTCATCATCAACCCTCAACAATTGATCAATATAAATAAATGCTTGCCGCTTACCTAAATTGATATGCGTTTCGTCAGCATCGCCTTTCACAAAGATTTCATCTGGATTGAACTCAGCCTGTAAATCTTGTAAAACCTTTTCACCGTTTGGTGTATTAAATACCGAACGATATAAACTTTTTAAATTATCAACGCTATTCATTGCCGCCTTCCATTTCTCGCTGACCTTTACCAACTGCCTGCATAGCTTCGCCACCCATCTTCATGTTTTCAGCTTCAAACTGTGCTTGCTGTTGTGCTGCACGTTGCTGACGTAGTGTTTGCACGTCTTCATCACTGTTTAAGTATGCCGCTGGTACATTCAAATCATTACCCAAATCACGCGCCGCTTTATCTTGGTTGAATAGGTCTAATACTTCTGGCTTAAACTGAGCAATACCGCCCAACAGCCCCAAGTATCTTTCAACGTTCGCTATACCGTCCATTTTCTGACTACGCGATAACGAACCAACATAAGACACATCGATGTCACCACCATTCTGTTTTAAGCTTTCTGGTAATTCTTTTAGTTGACCGCTTCTAAATAAGATATTTAACGTTCTACTGATTAACGGGTCAAGTAAATCAGATTGTAAGCGACCTAACGTTGGCCCTAGTGTTCTTTGCATTAACTCCATGCGCGCCATTGTTTCTGTAGCTGTCATTGCTGGCGAGTCTTTAAGCTGCAACTGATCCATATAAAAAGCTTTTTGGATGGACTGAACTAAATCACTTTTTACCAGTTGACCAACGTCAAATCTGCCTGCTGATTCTAGCGGGGATAATTTGCTAGGGTCTCTAGCAATAGTTAAACCTGCTGGCTCTAAATCTAAATCACTGAAAATGTTATTCATGGTAGTAACCCATGATGGATCAATAGCCTTTTCAGCACTACGCAATATCAACTCGACTAACTGATTAAGCGTTAAAATATCGTTAAGCGCATTCATAGCAGGGCTATTACCCCACTTTGATTCGCTGGTCTTTCTCCATCTTGGCGCATAAGCTGGCATTTCATAATAGCCACCCTCTTCACCTAATGTCTCACCACCTTCTTTCAATATATAACGGTACGCATAAGGACGCTTTTCAGGTGCTACTATTCCATCTACTTCGTCAATACCTTTACGTTTCCATATACAATAGACAACCTCAAGTCGGTCAGTTTTACCACTAGCCTCTAAAGCATTAATCTTTTCAGGGACCTTATCCTCACCAAACTTACTGATAATTTGTGATGGCGTCCACATTAAACGGCGGTAAAAGGTAGATATTCCGCCCTTGTGGTCTTCTTCAAAATAGGCTTCTTTAATTGGTACGGCTGAGAATGTTAGCTCTATGTTTTCGCCGGTCAGCTCATCGCCTGTGAATTCTTCTAATACTACCGATGTGCCATAGTTAACTAAATCTGTATAGCATTCGCCTACTTCTAAGTTGAAATTTGATTCTTGCAAGGCGTTGTAAATTCTGTCTGCGGTATCGTCTAGCCATTCTTTAGCCTCTTGCGTTTGGTTTAGCTGGTCAACTCTGAATTGTAAATCAAACCACCTAAAAGCAGGTGAGGTTATAGAACCATGAATACTAGCTGCTAGCGTTTGAGACGCGTTAATAGCTGTACTGTCATATATTTCTCTTTTGCGCCAGTTCTGTTCATGTTCGCTTGTTTGGTTCTCAAAGAATTGGCCGCGATATGGTGCAACAAACTTTTCTATTGTCTGCCATGCTGAATCAATCGTCTTTCGCTCGGCGGTTAAATGCTCAAGTCTTTTAATTATCTGCTCGTTTTTCATCCGTACGCCCTTTTAACTTTAATATTATTAACTGCTCTATTACCGATAGCAGTGGTTAAGTTTTTACGCCAAGCGATACTCATATACCTAAAGCTGTCAGCAATATCACTAGCCCAATCATGTAGCGGATTATCTTTAAAGCGCTGTAGCTTTTCGTCATACTCTTTACGATAGCCTTGTAATCCATCTATAAGCTTACTTGTCTTGTTCTTATCAAACTTAGCTACACGTATCATACCCCTAGATGCGTTAATTCCATCTTCACGGGACAGGTTAGGGCAAATCTCAACGTAAAAGCCAAGCTCTGCCGCTTGGTCTGCTTTACTCTTACCGCTAAACTGCTCACGGTTAGCGCCATCATGAGGCCACCAATGTTCATCATAATCATATGGTAGCTGCCTTAGTGTTTTTATCCACTCCGCTATTGATATGTTACGCCCAACAAGAAAATCAATAATAATCGGGTTACCATCATCGCCGCGCTGTGTGAACACAATAGACGTTTGGTCATTAATTCCAATATCCCAAAAAGTCTGAACTCTTTTAAGTGGGTCATGCGGGTACTGTCCAAACCTATCTGACTGTTGTAAGTCTCTAAGCTCTGCTGTGTAGTAAGCGCCTTCCATGCCGCCCTCCCACGAACAGTAATACTCTTGCTGTATCTTTTCCTCTGCCATGCCCATTTCGCGCTCTTCTTCGATATGCTCAGGGCGTATTACAGGTGAACCGTCAGGGCGTTTTGTATCATCTATCGTTAGTGTTTGCGCGAACCAACTATTCATTTTATGAGCAGCATCAAATAACTTCTTGCCGTGATTGTTTCCACGTGGCGTATAAATGAAAAAAGCCCATCCGTCATTTTCATTCAGGATAGGCGAAACATAATCCCACGCTAATGGATTGGCAATTGAGTATTCACTAAATACAATGCCGATAGGGTTGCTACCAACAAGGCTGTCAAAGTTATCAGAACCAACGACTTGATAAATTGAGCCGTTGTGCATCTCAATTGACATATCACTTTCATTTTTCTTTTTACGCATCCATTCTGGAAAAGCTTGATCAATCATCCTTCTCCCGTCTTTGTCGATTCCTTTCCATATAACCTTTCGACCTTGCGCTTGTGTCGGTAACATGTGCCAAATAGTACCAACTCTTAACTGGCTTGCTACTGCTGCAAAGTTTAAACACGTTGAATCTTTACCACCCCTACGATGCCAAACACCAACACCACGTTTACGGTCTAAGCCACCTTTTAGCATGTAGTTAAGCATAGGCTGTTGATATCCCCTAGCAGCCCAGTCGTTAGGTAAGTTATGATCCACTCTTAATCCCTAGCGCTTCATGGTCAATATGTATATTAATATCTTGTACGTTGTCGTTTTCAACTTTATCAGTCCATTGAAACTGTTTAAGGGCAAAGATTGCCCCTGTAGTGTTGCCGTTTTGCAGTAAAAACTCGTATTCAGATTCAATCAATGTACGTGCTTTTTTTATAATGTAAGAAAACTTTGGCCTTTCTTCATAGTCATACATTGACTGTCTTGAGCAAAAACCAAGATGTAAAGCTAGCCCAGTTATTGATATAAAAGGAATCTCTTGAGCCTCGCCGTTTTTGCGTAATATCTTAGTAGGCGGGTTAGCAAAGTATTGATCAATAGCTTCTTTCATCTTTTCGGGGTCGGTGTACTTTGCTGGCGCTCCACCTAAATTCTTTTTATCCATAACTACCTCAGCATAGTTAAGTAAATTCTGCTGTAAATTCATCAGTGTATTCATCCCCACCACTAGGGGTAGGAATTGAATCACCGTAAAAGTCGCTTAACATATCATTTAAAGCGCCTGTGTAGCCCAGCCCTTCAAGATATGCGAATAGTGAATCGTTGTAGGTTCCGTATGGATAACCTTCTGATTCTAAAAACTGCCGCCAGCAATCCATTAAACTATCAGCCGTTGCGCCATTACTTTTGAGCCATTCTAGTTCCATATCATTTATGGTAGACGGTGTTATACCTGCATCTACATAAAACTTAAATTTATTATCATTTAAACTCACGGTTTTATTCCTAATAGATAAGCTAGTGATGTCACGACTATGCCGCCAGCAACAAGTAATAATTTGCCGCCTATAGCATGCCAATCTTTCGATTTTGATAAAATAGGTTTTGCGTACTCTTGAAATTCACGGGTCTCTTTTTTGAATTGGTCTGTGTGCTTTCTTTCACTTTCAACAGTCGCAATATGCTGATAAAAAAGAGTAAATGACTCGCCCATTTTAGTAATAGACTGCTCCATTTTAGCAAGTGCTTTTTGTGTATTTTCGCGATCTTCCCTTATAGCCGCTACTAATTGTTGTATTTCTGTTGACATTTCAGCCACTCTTATTTCTACAGTTACGTTTCATTTTATCATATAACTGTAAAATTAACACTATTGCGCGACATACGAACAACAGAAGCAAAGAAATACTTGAAATAGTTTGTAATTGTTTTGATTCTAATAGTTGTATAGATAATGAGAATATGACAACCAATAACAAAATGTTCGATATTGTTATAAATAAATGTTTCACGCATCCCATAAAATCCATTTACCCCATAAAACATAGCGTCATAAGCGAACACCAAAGTAAGTAAACACATTATACCGCAAGCTAACTTAGTTTTAATGCTAAATACATTACAAAGCATTACATACGAATAGATCACAAATTCGATTAAATATAATTGCGCCTCGCTGTAATTATCAAACAAACGCCATTCAAACAATAATACAGTCATAAAAAAAGCCGCTAACAATTGCGGCCTCTTGGTAAAAAATGCCACTAAAGCATAAGCAAACATGAGAGATCTTGTCTTAGCTTGGCTTTCCGTAAGGTTTAGG